AACGGGCACGCCGTGCCGTGGGCGCGGTGGATGCCCGAACAGCGGCTCATGGCCTATCCGGACTCCTACGACATCGTGCGCTATGACTCCGAGCGGACCGCCAAGTCCGCGTGGGAGGGATCGTTCTCCGTGGCGTCCGTGACCCTCCCCGATGACTGGAGCCGGCCCGCCGGGTGACCATGCGATCCATCCTCCTCGCGCTCCTCCTGGCCGCGACCGCCGCGGCCGCCCCGTGCGGCAACTGCCACGGCGACCGCGTCGTCGGCCCCGGCCCGGTGCGGTTTGCCTGCCCGGTGTGCGATGGTGCCGGCGAGCTGCCCGACCCGCCGGCGCCCCCGGCCGCGGCCGCGGCCGCCGCGGCCGGCCCACGGCCCGCCGTCTGCCGGATCGAGTGCGGAGCCGGCCCGTCCCGCGACTGCGGCAGCGGCGTGCTCGTCGAGGCCCGCGACGGCCGGGCTCGCGTGCTCACCGCCTGGCACGTCTGCCGCGGCAACCGGGACGCAATCACGATCCGCTGGCCGGACGGGACCAGCAGCCCGGCCCGCGTGACCGCGTGGGATTCCGCCTGGGATCTGGCGGTCCTCTCGACCGCGGCCCCCGCCGCCGCCCCGGTGCCGATCGCGGCCCGGCCCCCGGCCGTCGGCGACCGGCTGACGCTCGCCGGCTACGGGCCGGTGCCATTCACCTACCGGGAGGCGAGCGGCGAGGTGACCCAGTTTGTCGGGCCGACGGGCCGGCACCCCATGCACATGGTCGAGGTCCGTGCCGCGGCCCGGCAGGGCGACTCGGGCGGTCCGATCTTCAATGCCCGCGGCGAGGTGGTCGCGGTGCTTTGGGGATCGTCCAATGGGCTGACTGCCGGGAGCCATGTCGCCGAGATCCGGCGGATGCTGGGCCAGCCGGGGGCCGCCGCCGTCTGCCGGGACGGGAGGTGCGAGCGATGACCGACGCCGACTACGTCTGGGCCGAGCTGGCCCGCCACCCGATCCGGCGATCCATGCTCGGCCGCGAGCGGTGCGACGAGATCGTCGCGACGGCTGCCAGCATGTCGCCCACGGGCGGGGCGGCCGTGGCCGCCGGCCGCAACCGCGACGACATGCGGCGGATGTGGGAGGGCCGCGTCCGCGACGAATACGCGAGCCGCGCGGGGTTCGCGCTGATGACCATGCTGGTCATGTGGGCCATCGGGGCCATCGTGCAGGCGCTGGTGAAGAAGTGGTGGGAGGACAACCAGTGACACAGCACACGAGCGACGCGATCGACGTCGGTATCCGTATCGCCCGAGAATTCGGCTTCCCTGTGGTCGTCGCGAGCGTGGTGCTGTTTTGCGCCCGCGAGGCGGCGACCGCGCTCCATCACACCGTCGTCGTGCCTGTCGTGCAGTCGCACGCGACGTTCCTCAAGCAGACGAGCGAGACGCTTGAGGGCCTCGGGCGTGCCCAGGAGCAGCAAGCCGAGACGCTTCGCGAGATCGCCGCCGGGCAGCGCGAGATCCGGGCCGCCATCGGCAACGCCGGTGGCGAAGGGGGGCCGCGATGAGCGCCACCGTGAAGATCGAGGACCGGACGTCCGACGTTCGCCGTGCCATGCGCCGCGCGACGTTCAAAAACCTCGGCCACGCCGGCGCGAGCCTCCGCTTGGCCGCACGGCGATTGATCCGGACGCGGCAGAATGCCAGCGATCCAGGCACGCCGCCGCACACCCGCAAGGGAGCGTTGCGGAACTCGATCCTCTACGCCGTCGAGGGCGACCACACGGTGGTCATCGGACCCGCATCGCACCTGATTTCCGATGTCGCCGCGGCCCACGAACACGGCGGCATGCAACGGCCCAGGTCGCTACGCGGTGAGTCCCAAGAAACGCTCATCACCGCAGGAACGAACTGGAAATTGTTCGTCGGTGGACACGGCCCGATCGGCGACACATCCGGCACTGCCTACATCAAGTTCGTCAGCGAGGCCCAGGTCGAAAAAAGCCGGCGGCACATCAAAACCGCCCCAGCGGAAGCCTTCGGCAACACCCGCAAGGCACGCATGCAGGCAGAAAAACGCCGCGTCCGTGCCCTGGTCGCCGCGCACGGTGGTGTCGCCAACTACCCGAAACGCCCGTTCATGGGGCCGGCCTTGATGCAAAACCTCGACCGGCTTCCGCGACTGTGGGCCAACAGCGTTCAGTGATTCTCGACCGTACCACCCAACCCCCAAGGAGGGACAGCAGATGACCAGGATCGGATTGGATTGCAAGCTCTACTACAACACGGGCACCTACGCATCTCCGACGTGGGTCGAGATCGTCAATGCCCGCGACGTGACGATTCCGCTGACCAAGGGGGAAGCCGACACTTCACGCCGCGGCTCAACGTGGAAAACTCGCAAGGGCACGCTGAAAGACGCCTCGATCGACTTCCAGATCGTGCAGAAGGACGGCGACGCCACATTTACGGCGCTGCTGAACTCCTACATCAACGGAACGCCGATCGAACTGCTCGCGCTGAACGGCGCGACGACCGACGCCGCCGCCGAGGGGCTGCGGGCGACGTGTGAAGTATTCAACTTCCAGGACGCCCAAGCCCTGGAGTCGGCGGTCGTCTACGACGTTTCGGCCAAGCCGACCACGGCGGCCAACCCGCCGGCCTGGTACGAAGCCGTCGGAGCGCCTGACTGATGCCCACCACTTTCACAGACACGGCCGGGCGCGTTTGGTCCATGTCGATCGGCACCGACACGGTCAAGCGCGTCCGGTCCCTTCTCTCTGTCGACTTGATGGAATTCGTCGAGGGGACGCTCATGGGGAAACTCATGGCCGACGTCGTCCTATTCGTCGACGTCCTGTTCGTCATTTGCAAACCGGAGGCGGACGCACGAGGCGTCACCGACGAGCAGTTCGGGCAGGCGATGAGCGGCGACGTCCTCCAAGCCGCAGAGGAGGCACTGGCCGAGGGGCTTTTTACTTTTTCCCACCCGTCCCGCCGCGAACCGGCGCGGAAGGGGTGGGAGAAGGCGAAGCAGCTGCGGCAGCGGGCGTGCGAGATGGCGACGGTCAGGCTGGACGATCCGTCGATCGACCGGCTGTTCGAGGAGCGGATGCAGCAACGGATAGCCGCCCTCGAATCACCGCCGCCGATGCCTGGAAGCTGATTTACCAACTCGCCGGCGTCGTGGGGGTCGATCCCGGCCCCCTGACGCTCCGCGAACTGGTGTGGATGGCAGATGGACGGAGACGAGACGAATGGAGGCGAACGGCTCGGGTTTGCAGCGTGCTCGCGAACATCCATCGCGATCGCAAAACACGCCCGACGCCGTTCACCGATGACGAGTTCAATGACTACGGAAGCCCGCGTCCGCCCGAGCGGCGGATCAAGGCACCGATCACGATCCTGAAGAGCATTTTCCTCCCGCAACGCCAAAGGATTTCATCGTGTCGTCGTCTGCCATCCGCGCCGGTGCCGCCTACATCGAATTGACGCTCCGCGACCGCGTTTCGCGGCCGCTGCATTCGGCATCCCTCGCGCTGAAGGATTTCGGAAACGCCGTTTCGTGGCAGGGTGCCGAGATCGCTGCCATGGGTGCGGCGATCACGGCCCCGCTCGCGGCCATGGGCCATGCGTTCGCGCAGTCCGCCCTCGAGCTCGGGCGGGTCGGGAGCCGCCGCGATGCGGTGAACATTTTCAACTACATCGCGGCGTTGATGCGGCTCTCCGACGCGTTCAAGACACTGCGGGACGCCGTCGGTTCAGCGGTGCTGCCGCTGATGACGTCGTGGCCGAACACGCTGGCACGAATCCTGTCGCAAGCGGCGGCATGGGTGCGGCAAAACCGAGCCCTGGTGCAGACGATCGCACGTTTCGGGGCGGTGCTGGCCATGGCCGGCACGGCGCTGGTGTTCGTCGGCCGCGGGATCGCGACGCTTGGCAGCGTGTTCGGCGCGCTGGCAACCGTCACTTCCACGATCGCCACTGGCATCGGCATGCTCGGCGGGCTGCTGGCATCGCTGCTGACGCCCCTCGGCCTGGTCATCGTCGGCGCGGTCGCATTTGGGGCCTACATGCTCTTTGCGACGGGCGTTGCCGGGGACGCGATTGGCTGGCTTCAGGAGAAGTTCGCCGAGCTGCACGACGACGCCATCAAGGCGTGGCAGGGGATCGGCGACGCACTGGCCACGGGAGACATCAAGCTCGCGGCCGAGATCCTCTGGCTGACCCTGAAAATGGAGTGGCAGAAGGGCGTCGATGCGTTGAACCAAATGTGGATCACGGCAAAAGACTTTTTTCTCACGACCTGGAGTGATGCGTCGTATGCGGTCGCCGGGTTCTTCATCGACGGCTGGGCCATGGTCGAAAACGGCTGGGTCGAGACCGTGGATTTCCTGCGCGACACATGGGCCATCTTCACCAACGTGCTGCAAAAGACGTGGCACAACACGGTCGGCTTCATCAAAAAGGCGTGGGTGAACCTCAAGGCACTCTTCGACAAGGATATCGACGTCAATGCCGAGGTCAACCGGATAAACACGGAAACCAACGCGGCCAATCAGGAGGCCGACGCCAAGCGGGACTCTGGAATCCTGGAGCGCGACAAAAAGCGGAACCAGCAGAAGGCCGACATCGAGGAACGTCGCAAGCAGTCGCAGCAGAACCTGGGCGACATGCAGGCGACAGACGACGCCGGCCGGCAGGCCGAGTTCGAGCGGCAGCGCAAGGCGTCCGAGCAGGCTGTGGCGGATGCCAAGTTCGAATGGAGTGCGGCCCGCATGAAAGCCAAGGAGCAGCGCGAGAAACAGGAAAAGAGTCCAGGCCCGCCGGTTGAACTGCCCGTGATGCTCGGCCAGGAGCAGAAGAAGCTGGAAAGCCGGGGCACGTTCAACGCTCTTGCCGCGCGTGGGCTGGGGTCCAATTCGCTCGCCGAGCGAACAGCCAGGGCGACCGAGCGCGGTGCCGACCTGTTGAAAAAGATCGACGAGCAAGCCCGCAGGGCAGGAGCAGTATTCGCATGACCGTCGAAATCTTCGAGGCATTTGGCAGCGGCCGGGCGACGTCGGGCCGCATCGACACGGACGAACTCCGGTTCATCGTCACCGGGACCGAGGACGAGGCCGAAGTCATCGGCACCGTCAAGGGATACGTGCCGGGATCGCTGGGTGTCATGCAGCCGCAGACTGTCGAGGTCAATCCTCTCGGCAACGGCATCTGGGAAGCGATCGTTCCGTACGAAGGCAAAGAAGACGAGACGCAGTACACGTTCGAGACGGGCGGTGCCACGGCGCACATCACGCAATCCCTACAGACGATCGCACGTTACGCCGCGGCCGGACAGACGGCGCCGAACTTCAACGGCGCCATCGGCGTCAACGGCGACAACATCGACGGCACCGATATCACGATCCCGATCTATAACTTCGCCGAAACGCGCAAGATGGCCGCGTCCACGGTCACGTCCGGCTACAAGGCGGCCCTGTTTGCCGCCACCGGCAGGGTCAATAACGCGGCCTTCAAGGGGTTCTCGGCGGGGGAAGTGCTGTTTCTGGGGGCGAGCGGATCGAAGACCGGCGTGGAGCACTGGGAGATCGCGTTCAAGTTCGCAGCTTCCCCGAACGTGACGAACCTCGACGTCGGCGGCATCACGGTCTCCAGCAAAAAGGGCTGGGAATACCTGTGGGTTCGGTTTCGTGACGCTGACGACGCCGCAGCGAAATCGCTCGTGAAACGCCCGGCGGCCGCCTACGTCGAGCGCGTATATGAGTCGGCCGACTTCTCCACGCTGGGAATCGGCACATGAACGGCGACGCATTCCAGCGGGCACGGCCGGGTGAAAAGCTGCGGCTGTCGGCCACGGCGTGGAACGCATGCCTCGACGCCGCCGAAGCGCACAAGCGCGGCCAGCCAGGGAACGGCGGCGGGCCGGTTCAGTTTCGACAGGCTGACATCGTGCTGGTAAAGAACGCCAGCGGCAGCGACGTCGGCCGGTTCGGGGTGCTTGGCATCGACGGGGTCATCGTCACGCCCGACGACTCCTTGATCGAGTTCCAGAATCAAGTTGCCTTGCGCGGCATCACGCCAGACAAAGACGATCATGCCGGGAAGTTTGTCATTTGCCTGGACCCGATCGCCAATGGGCAGATCGGCCGCGCGTGGGTGTCCGGTGTCTGTCCTGTGCAGGTGTCGATTCAAGACGTCAGCCACAAATTCTGCGACGTGCTGAACGCCGATCGAGCCAAGCTGCGGTCTGGTGCCAATGGGTCTGCCCGCATTCTCTACAAGCAAAGCGCCGAGCCAGGGGTGGCGTGGTGCGTGGTCCGCATGGGCGATGGCGGCGACCAGCATCTCCGCGTCGGGAAGACGACTTCCCAGTGGCTCAAGAACACGCTCGCGACCATCACGCTTTACGAGGAAGGCACGCCGCCAAGTGAGACCAGCGGCGGCGAGACGATCGCGGACGTGGTCAACCACTGGGGCGACGTTCCGGCAAACAAGTGGGTGGGCATCATGTCGGCCGCCAACGGTTACCACTACCTGCTCGTTGCGGAGTGCTGATGGATCTGCTTGCCGCAATCGCCGCCGATCCGACGCTGCTCCCGCTGTGGGCGGTCGTGGCCTTTGCCGCCGGCATGTATCCGGTCGGCATGCTGTTTCAGTGCTCGCCGTGCTGCAACACCTGCTCCGCGTGCGAGGAAGGCACGCTGCCGGAAACGATCACCGTCACGCTCGACGGATTCTCTGACAAGTCGCAGGGGCCAGACCTGTGCATCCTGAAGTTCGACGCCTGCTACGGCAGCGGGGCGGCCGGCAAGGTAACGGCGCCAGGCGGTGACCCGGACACCGCGAAGGGGCCGATCACGGCCGTTTCGCTGGCAAACGGCGGAAGCGGCTACGCCCTCCTTGGGCGCGTCCAGCCGACGCTGACCGCCACCGGCAGCGGCGACGGGGCCACCTTCACGGTGACCGTCGAGGCGTCGGAAGACGACTGCGGCGTCGACTTCTGGAAGGTCTCAAAGGTCACGGCCTCGGGCGGCACCGGCTACACCGACGGAGAGCAGCTGACGATCACGGTTGCCGAGGGCGACACGACCGAGGAGGACGCCACGGTCACCATCAAGACAACCAGGAGCGAACCGACGCTGGCCGTGACCGTCGACTCCTACGGCGGCTCTGGTGCCGACTTAGCGGTCGTGACGAGCTCGAACACGGGCACGCCGGCGACGTGGGCCGCGGCAAGCGTCACCGTAAATAGCGGTGGCACCGGGTACACCGACGGCGAGGGCGTGACTATCACCGGCGAAACCGATCGCGACCTGACGGTGGGTGCGGCCACGGGATACATCCGAACGGGTCGCATTGAACCGACCGTTGATGTCAGTGTAGCCAGCAACTCCGGCAGCGGTGCGGTGCTGTCTGCCACGCTCACCACCGGAACGTCATCGGCTGGCCGACCGGTCTGGATAGTGGACGCCGTCACGATCACCGATGGCGGGGCGGGCTACGAAGTCGGCGACAGCGTCTACGTGACAGTGACGGACGGAACCGAGGAGTGGAGTAGCTGGTTCGAGGCGACTGTGGACGCCGTGGACGCGAGCGGTGCCATCGAATCGGTGACGGTGACCTCCGGCGGCGAATACTACAAGGACAGCCGCGAGATCGAAGAAGTCGTGCTGGAGGTGTACGGCACCTATTTCGGCGGCTCCTACTACCACGACGACGGCGTAGCGGAAAACGCAACCGTCGCTTCCGGCGGCATCTACTACCGCGAGGATGCAGAGCAGCCGCCCTACGTGGCGGACATTACGGTGACCATCGACCAGACGGCTCCGAGCGCCGGGGCCGGCGCCGAGATCACCGCCGCCGTGGAGGACGATCCGGACAGTCCGAACTTCGGCAAGGTCGTCGGCCTGACGATAGACAACGGCGGCGACGATTACTTGGCGTGGGAATGGCTACCAAACGACTGCTGCGGTTGGCAGCTCAACGATCGGCCCATTGTGTTGCAACGCGACAATGAAGGCTCGGGCGGGTGCAAGTATGTCCATCGGTTCTGTGGCGGGTGGCGCGGCAGGACCGAGGTGCTGGCGGCGGTGGTGGAATATCGAGGCCCTGCTATGCCACCAATAGTTAGCATCGTGCGATCGAGCGTTTCTGCGTTTGGCAGTGCTCCCAGCGATGGCACCGCCGCGTGTCTGGTTACGCTTACAGCCGAAGACAGCGTTACCAATTGCAGCGACTTTTCATTTTCTGCGGCACACGTCAATGGCATTTCCGCCACCGTGACGGCGGGCGGCGAGTACGACCCTGGCTATCGCGGACGCCACGGCAGCACGGGCGCGCCATTGGCGACATGCACTCCGTGCTGCCAGGGAGGCGCAAGCGTGCCGCAAGAAATTGAGGTTACGCTAGATGACAGCGGTGGTTTCTGGAATGGAAACTATGTGCTGCCGGTGCCTGGGGCAGGCCCTACTGCCGTTACTACCTGGTTGCTAAATGTTGAGAAAAGCGGCCCTGAATATGAAGGTCTGCCGTGGTGGCTCATTCCGCGCATTCTATTGCGGGTGGATATTGAGCAAGGCGTCTGCCCCGACATAAGCAGTTATGGATGCAAGAACTGCGTCAAGAAGTGCGAGGTTCGCGGCTCTATCGTTGAAGGATATAGTTCGTTTTTTCTTGATAGGGTTTATTGTCCGCTCTACGACTTCGGCCTGACGGAGACGCAACGGTACAGCAGTTTTTGCGCCAATGCCTGTTTTGATGTTCCGTTGTGTGCGCTGCCTGACGGTTTTGAGATGAGGTTTATAAACGGCTACACGGGGTCAGCCAGCGCAGCGTGCAGCGAGGCAGACCGTTTTGTGATGGCAGTTGTATGAAGCACTGCAAGTTTGCACAGCACGACATGACATGCCCCGCCTGCGGCTACAAGGCCCGGCGGTTGCCGACGTTCCGTGAGTGTCGGCCTGTGCCGAAGCCGGTGTGGCGGCCGATCGCCATTGGCGACGTGGTCGAGCGATGGCTTACGCGAATCGGCATCACACGCGAACGAGTCGAGCGGTGGACCAGGACCGCGGGCAAGGGGGGCGGATGCGGATGCGAAGCCCGGAAACGATGGCTAAACGATGTCGGGTTTTGGGTTCAGTGGAGGATCCGCAGCGGGTATTTCGCGGTGCAGCGGTTCTATCTCGGCGAGTAACGCAAGGAGGCACGAATGCCAAAGGGACAAGTCGGCGGCGACGCGATCACCGAAATGGCCCGCCGTCTGTGCGAGGATCACCCGCACGCCCCGGCGAAAACGCTGGGCCGCCGCCTCCATGCCGAGGCGAACGGCGCGATCACGCTCGCCGCGGCCTACAACCGCATCCGCCGGCAGTTCGGCATCTGCGGGGCGCGGTCGCGTGGAAGGATGCCTGGCGTCAACCCACGGGCCAAGCGGCAGGCGGGCCAGGTTCCGGCCATGCCGCCGTCGAAGGCCGAAGCCTGGGGGCCGCACGAACTGGGCGTCACGGGAAACGTGGGCGTGCTCTCCGACATTCATGTCCCCTACCACGACGAGGTCGCGCTCCGGGCCGCGGTCGACCAACTCCAGGGCGACCGGATCGACGCCCTCGTGTTGAACGGCGACATCGCCGACTTCTACGCGATGTCGCGGTACATCAAAGACCCGCGGAAGCGGAACTTCAAGGCGGAGGTCCAGGCTGTCCGCGACATGCTGGCGTGGATCCGCGGCCAGTTCCCCGAGATCCCGATCGTGTTCAAGAGCGGAAACCACGAGGAACGTTATTCCCACTGGCTCTGGCAGCACGCCCCCGAGATCTCCGACGAGCCGCGGATGGGCCTCGACCAGTGGCTCGACATGGCCGACCACGGGATCGAGTTCGTCGCGGACCAGCGGCCGATCATGGCCGGCGAGTTGCCGATCATTCACGGCCACGAGGAGGGCAAGGGGATTTCTGCCCCCGTGAACCCGGCCCGCGGATCGTTCATGCGGCTTCATCACACGACGCTCAAGGGGCACTGTCACCGCACGAGCGCGCACAGCGAGCCGGACATGTGGGGCCGCGAGGTCTTCTGCTGGTCGACGGGGTGCCTGTGCGATCTCCGGCCGGAGTACGCAAGGTTCAATAAGTTCAACCATGGGTTCGCGTCGGTCCGCGTCCAGGCGGACGGGCAGTTCGACGTTTCTAACTTCCGAATCGCGAACGGGAAGGTGAGGTCGTCGTGAGCACGCCGCGGCCATGGGTCTACATCGCGTCGCCCTACACGCGCGGCGACCAAGCGTGCAACACCCGCTTTCAGCTGCGCATGTGGGACGCGCTCTTCGACGTCGGAGCGGTTCCCATCGCCCCGCTGTGGAGTCATTTTCAGCACCTGCACAACCCGCGGCCCTACCGTGACTGGGTCGAGTACGACAACGAACTCATCTCGCGGTGCGACGCGTGCCTGCGGTTGCCGGCGACCGACGAGGGCACGGGGTACGCGCAGCACGAATCGAGCGGCGCTGACGCGGAAGTGACGCTGTTTCGGTCGCTGGGGAAGCCGGTGTTTCACGACTTCTACTCGCTCAAGCAATGGATCGACGACCTGGCGGAGGCTCACGCGTGAAGATCATCGGATTTGCAGGCCGAATCGGTTCCGGGAAGACGCTCGCCGCGTCGATGGTGCCGGATGCCCACTGTCTCCAGTGGGCCGACCCGATCTACCGCGGCCTTTCGGCCATGTTCGATGTGCCGGAAGAGGTGCTCCGCAACCGCGCCCAGAAGGAAGCCGGCTTCGCCTGCGGTGAGCTCGAGGTCGTTCCTCGCGACCTGCTCCGCACCCTCGGGACCGAATGGGGCCGTGAGCTCGTCCACCCGGACCTCTGGGTGTCCCTGACCATGGCCCGGATCGACCGATTGCACGACCAGATCGGTGCCGACACGTTCGCCATCTGCGGGACGCGATTCCCGAACGAAATCGCGGCGATCCGCGACCGCGGCGGGGAAATTTGGTGGGTTGACCGCCCCGGTCTTCCGCTCGGCACGCATTCGAGTGACTCCCGGATCGGGCCGGACGACTGCGACGACGTGGTCCTCAACAGCGGCACAATCTCGCAGCTGCGGCACCGCGTGCTCGGGGCGTGGGCCGCCTACACATCTACGGCACGCGTAGGGGCTCCATGATGGCCGAATGGGAGTGGCTCGCTCAACTGCTGCACACGCTGGCGGACTTCATCCCCCGGCCGCGGATCGTCCGAACCGACGAGCGGTGCGTCGAGTTTGTCGTCGGCGCGTTTCCCCGCGTGCTCCGCCCCGGGTGGTACATCGAGTGGCCGCTTCTGGCGAAATACGAATCTGTTCACGTTCGCCGGCAGGTCACGTCGCGATCACAGCGGTTCGGTACGCACGCGTTTCGCTGGAAGGTGGTTTACGAGATCCAAGACGCGCTAAAACTCGTCACCAACACCTACGACTTCGACGAGACAATCGCCGACTTTTGCGAGATCGCTTTTTCCCACGTCTACCGCTCGACTCCACACGCCGACGAAATGGTCTCAGTGCGATCGCGGAAGCGGGTCATCAACAGGATCCGCGCCGAACTCGCTTCCTACGGCGTCACGGTGCTGGACTTCTCAGTCGTGTCGCAATCCGCAGCCGACTACCAGTTCTCGATCTGGGAGTTGCAGCGGTCTGTCGAACACTAGACGCTCGCCGACAGCATTCGCCAATCGGCCAGGGTGCCAGGCCGCGATCCGCGAAACGTGCTACCTACCGGCTGGGCTGCGGATCGTGGGGTGACGGATCGCCGTCATCGCCGGATCTTCGCCTCGACGATCGCACCGGGGCTGCGCTCGGCTTCCTCGCGGGTCTGGTCCCAGACGTTTCCATACTCGGGCTTGATCCGCGTGATCCGGACCGCGACCCGTGTGGTCGTGTCCTGCACCGCCAGCATCCAGGTCGCCGGGGCTATTTCCGACTCGCGGATCGGCTTCTGGCTCGTTGCCCGCAGGATGTTGTCGTCCCCGTGCATCACGGGCTCGCCGAATGAGTCCCAGCATTCGATTTCGACGTCGTACGCCTCCACCGTTCGGTCGCTGAGGTTGCACGCGTACACCGTCACTTCAGGCACTCCGATGCTGTTGGGTTCCAGCACGACGCCACCGATGAGGAGCGGTCCGCCATGCCGAATCTTCTCCAGGGCAAACTCGCCCGGCGTCAAATCTTCGCGCAGCACGGGATTGTCCTCGTCTTGGTCGGCGCGTTCGCCGTGAACTCTGCTGGCGACCCGCCGGGCACGCTCCAGGTAGTCCGATGCACTTCGTGCCCGCGCGCGGGCCAACTGCCGCTTGGCTTCGGCGACCAGGTCGCGGGCCTTCTTGGCCGCCTCTGTGTTTCGCTGGGCAAGGGCATACTGGAGCAGCCCTTGGCACTCGACCAGTTCCCGCTGGGCCGCCTCGACGTCGATTCTGTGGGCCATCTTCGCGAGGCCGGCGGCGCGTTTCTCGGCGGAAGGCTCGGCCGCGTGGCCCGTCGCGAGAGCGACGCAAACTGCCACTGCGGCGGCGAAAACTGATCGCATGGGAAGTACCTCTTGTCGGTGGGTATATCCTAACCCGAGCGTCAACCGGCAGCCCTTCTCCCGTTACCTGGCGGACGCGGACCCAACTCCCGTGGCCCTGGCAGTCCGTTTCCGGTCTGCGACTGGTCCTCGTAGGACTGCCGAAACACCGCTGGCGTGTTCCCGAGGTGCCGGTGCCCGGCCCCGCGGGCCTGGAGCTCGACGTCGGTGCCGCTGCCCCTGCGGATCCACTTCCACGTCCCAGGCCGGATGCCGGCCCGATGGACCAGCCGCTCCACCTGATCGCGGAACGTCTCGCCGCTCGCCGGCCACGGGCACACGAGCGACCTCGGGCATGCCTCCAGTGTGGACCGCAACGCCTCCATCGTGGTGCCCGACAACCGGAACGACGACACCTTCCCGGTCTTCGACTGGCTGATCGTGCATGATCCGTCCGGGCCGATTGACGCAACCCGGAGTGTCACGAGGTCGCCCCAGCGGACGCCAGAATCCCACGCCACCCGAATGGCGAGATCCCACCACGCCGCCCGCCGTAGGCCGCAGCGGTGCCACCGCGGGAGCGTAGCAGCGGCATCGAGCAGCCGCTCCACCTCGGCCTTCGTCCAGGCAGTGACGACGTTCTCGGGCAGACGAACCCGGCGAACCCTCCTCGCCCGCGGCTCGTTCGCAAGACCGTCATCGGCCGCCGCCCGCCACAGCGCCAGCAGCATCCCCTTTTTCCCGCGGACAGTGTGCGGCCGCACCGTCTGCGAGTACGCCTGAAGCCACTCGGAGACGAGCCGCTCGTCGAGTTCCCCCATGCCGACCGGTCGACCGGCCCATCGCTCGAAGAGATCGACGACGATCTTGTACTGGCGGATGCTGCCGGCACGGATGTCGTGGGTGAGGGTGTATTCGTGCAGGTAATCGCGGAGCGTCATGGTTGTATCCCATGTCTAGGGCGCTCCGTCGCCTGGTGTGATGCCGTAAAGAGGCACCGATGGTCATTCAACTTGGCCGCAATCCTCACAATCCATACGGGCGATTCATTCCGTCATTGGTAGGGCATCGGTCTACGGAACCGAAGGTTGAAGGTTCGAGCCCTTCCGGGTGTAGTTCGGCCCCTGCACTGCACCGTAATTCCGGGCGGGGGCTGATGCAAATAATTGGCACCGGAGGGCACCAAAATGGCGACGGCAAGCGAAAGACACCCTGGCGGGAGGCCGCGCACCAGGGAGCCATCGGCCCTGTTCGAGCGGATAGAGGAAATGGCAAGGCGGCGTGGGCTTCGGCTCGACGAGCTCGCCGAGCGGGCCGGACTTGGTGTGGCCACGCTCTACCAGTTGAACAACCCGAGAGTCTCCACCGCCAAAGCCCTCGCCGACGCCCTCGGCGTGACCGTCGATCGACTTATCCGCGAAGAGCCGGCATCGAAGCGAACGGCCCGCAAGCGGTCGGCGTGACCGCTCAGAAGTCCTCTGAGCGCGGCCGCCGCCGCTTCGCCGCTTTTCGCGGGCCGGTGCGCGCCGTGCGGCCGCGAAACGTAGGTCGAGCCCGAATTAGGCTGCCAGTTCGCAGCCTAATTCTTGTTCGCCGACTACTTGCGGCCGCGTCGTTTCTTCCACCGTGCCGCCGCCCCGGCTTCGGCCTGCTCGCCGATGTCCGGGTTGCCGG